AATCTTCAGCGGGTCGCCAGAAGTTAACGCATCTTTAGTTGCGAAGTTAGTGGATTGTGTATAGTTACTCATACTGTCTTCCCGTCCTTTGATTGGATTTCAATCCGCTGAATAGACAGCGCCGCACCGTTAATGTTTGATTCATAGCCCGTTTGCACGATTTTACCGCTACCAGAGGCAGAAACGCTTAAAGTTTGCAAGGCCACACCATTGGCGTATTGAGCAACCACCGTGGCATTAGCGCCGTACTCAGCAATTGCGTACTCAGAAACTGCTTGTGTCGGAATTTGTGCATTGGTTGACAGATAATTGGCGCTAAAGTCAAAACCCCACTTTAGCGTTACGAATTGGTTTGTGCCGCCGATCACGATCACTTTGAGCCGCTTGAGCAGCGAGGTGACATTGGCATTGCCTAAATCAGCATGGTTGGTGTAGTACAGCAGCCGATACGAGGAAGTATCATCTTGTGAGCCAGTGTACTTGGCAATATAGCTTGTCTTGCCTAACAGCAGATCACCATTGCGCCTTGAAAGCAACGCGGTAGGCTCAATAGAGTCCCAAGTGGTGACTCTGAACGATCCATCTTGCAGCTGCCCACGGGTGTCAAAACAAAACACTTCTTTGACAAACGGCAGCGTAATCAGGTAAAACGCTTCTGTTTCAGAGTAGACCGACTTGATGTTTGCCAGTGTTTCACCAGCAACGATGTTCATAAAGTCACTACGCACATTCTTGCTCAAATCGCCAATTGGCACAGACTTCTCAATCACAGTCCGCGCAAATGACCGAACACCAGAATTGGACAAAAAGAGAACATCTTTGCCTGTTCCTTGGATCGAATCTCTAGCAATGCAGCCAATACCCGCTACCGTGTCTGCCAGTGTGATTGTTGCGGGTGTAGTTGCACCGGAATAGACCAGAATCTGACGCTGACCAAAGATTATCAGGAAGTTGTTGTGCGCCGCTAGGCCGGTGATGTTGTCCGCGCCATTAGGCCAAACTAGGTTGGTATTGAGAGAACCTGAAGTACCAGTTGACCAGACATGACCAGCAAGCAGATCAGAGAAAAAGACCGTGGTGTTATCTGATGCCGTATCTGCCACCCACAAGCGGCCATAGGCGCTGATAGCGATGTTTCCCGAAGGTACAGTACCAACGTAGCCTGACTTCTCAGTAACGCGCCTAAAGGTCGTTGTGCTGACCGCAGGGTCAAAGATCAGCGGATCGTGGCCTGTTTGAAAGAAGTAAGTAATGCCATTAAGCGAAGCGCAAGCCCAGTTATTTGCCGTAATGGTGGGTGCTGTGCCGCCGCCGCCGTAGGTCAATTCAACCACAGCATTGCTGCCATCTAGCTTAAACAGCTTGTTGTTGCCAGCAAAGAGGATTGTCAGAGTGCCATCAGTCTGCACCAGTTCGTGGATCACAGCAGGGGCATTAGCACCCAAAGCACCAGCAGAGGCGTTAACCCGCGCCCAACCCTTGCGTGAGCCGATGCGTCCAAACTGGTCAATTACGCAATTGGTAGCAACCAAAGCAAAGCCAGCCGCCAAGTCTAATGGCGAGTCTTGCGTATTCAGGCCAAAGAATCCTGGCGCTGAAATGCTGGCAGTCTGGAGGGCTTGGCTCATATCGCCACAAACTCTTGGTTTTCTGGATAGCGTGTGCCTTCCAGTGCAATTTGGTCAGACAGCATGGCACGGTAAAGCTGATAAGCCTCAGATGAACTTAGACCGCCATCCTCGCCGCGCTCCACCAGCGCACGGGCATAGGCGTTTTGCACCACTAGCGTGTCAGGAACAAGTACAGATGTGCCATCAGCGGCCAATGTAGCTTGAGGTACTGTCAACGAAAACGGGATGTTGAAGACCCCATCAGGCCGAGGGTACAGCACCACTTTGGTGTCGCCATTGCCGTCTACCCCATCAAAAGCGTAATATTGAGGGATGCCGTTTGTTGTTGGAACAAGGTTCTGATAGCGGTTCATCTCTACAAAACTGATGTTTTGCAGACCAATGTTCGATGTGGTGTTAATCACGTCTTGTACTTGGAACTTCTGTCCAGCACCCGTCATTGAATAGATGTAAGTCGCTGCCACCGTGGTGATGGTGACTGTCTGACCCAGCACGTTCCAGCTGAAGGCGTCCTCAATTTGACGCTTTGCATCGTTAACAAACAAGCCGATTAGGGTTGAATAAGTTGTTTCGTTGTTGGTGGAGACTTGCGTCTCACGCAAACGAATGAGCACGTTGTTTATCAGTTGTAGGTAGGTCATATTCTTTGCGCTCCCTCAACCTCAAAGGTTGCTATAAAACTGAATGTACTTCCCGCTTGCGTAGTAATTTGAATCTTGTCGCCTTCTTCCAAAACAATGTACGCAGCACCATCAAACTGAAGATACGCTTTTGAAGTAAAGTCGTAAGCAGTAAGAATGTCATAACTGGTCGCAGTGCTTGCGTCATACCAAGCAACAGTGATGTGCTTTGTCGATCCACCAGTGTTGTGGATGTACATCACCGTAAATTTGGCGTAATAACCCGTCGGCACTGTGTAGACAGTGGTCAATACCGCCGCAGCAGGGCTAACTCCAACGGATGATGGCCTCATTTGTTCCTCTTAGAGATAGCTTTGGCTTTCGCCTTTGCGTCTTCTTTGGACGTTGCGCCCCATGCTTTAAGAGAAAGTAAAAGTCGGGTAGGCTTTCCATCTTTCATCTCAGCGCCAGGCATATTGCCCATTCGTGCTAAAAAGGATGCCCTACGAGGGTTGTCTCCCGACTTCACTGGGGCTTTAAGATTGCCACCAGTCTCTGCATTATAAGATGAACGACCCTTTGCGTTCAAGCCCCCTGCCTTGGCTTGGCCTTCTTTTCGCTGCCAAGCTGGCGTTTTCATTTTTTAGCCTTCTTTGGTGGGGTATGCGTAAGGTTGCGGCTCTTTGCAGTGTGCTTTACACCAGTCATCAAAACGCCGCCGTCTTTGTGAATCGGCCCTTTGTAGACTTTGCCATCAGGCAAATAGTGTGCGGCAGCTTTGCTCATTTCTTTTTCGCTGTCTTAGCCGCCTTCTTGAAGTCGGCAGCAGTAGGCGCGGCCTTAGAGCCGACCTTGTTCATCTTTTCGCCAGAGCCAGCTTTGATACGAGCCTGTTTGGCATTAATATTTGCGTAAAGTCCGGTTTTCATTTCTTCTTTACCTTTGCTTGTGACAGCGCAATAGCCAATGCTTGCTTAGGATTCTTCACCACCTTTTTGTTGGTGGTCAATTCACCGGCCTTGAACTCACGCATGACCTTGCTGATCTTCTTTTCAGCTTTGGTTTTCATGTTAGTACAAGACCTTTGCGATGATCGTGCCAGAAGTGTACGCAGTACAGTTTGCTCTCAAGTACTTGGGAGCGTTTGCTATAGTGACAATTCCATCAGCGGTCAAGGCAGTGCCAATGGTGGCAAAGGTTGTGCCATCCAAGCTACCCTGAAATGCCACAGTTGCGGTTGTAATACCGGACACTTGCAAGAATGCCGGTTGACCAGCATCCGCTTGAACGGCCTTAGACGCGCCAGTTGCTACGACAGAGCTTAAAAGCGTAACAGGTGTAGTTAGGGATGCCATTACTTGCCTCGTTTGGCTTTAGTTGCCATGTTAGTAGCAGTGCGTTGACCACGCTTGGGCATGGCTTTTGGCTTGCCAACGGCAACCATGATTGCCACGGGCATTGCTTTTTTATCGGACATTTTTTTACCGTACATGATTTATCCTTTTGATTTACGAGGCCGACCCATCTTCTTAACTGGCGCAAGCATGGGCAAAGGTTTGATCTCAGGCACTTGTTGCTCGTCCAGACGCACATAGCCTTGATGCCCACGCATCGAATCAATGTCCACGGGCTGGGTAAAAGTTACAGTAGTTCCTGATTGCAAACAGCGGAAAGTTGCCATGATTACCCTAAAAAAGGAGGGCCGAAGCCCCCCTGTTTAAACGATGCGAGCAATGACCAATCTAACAGTCGTTGACGCCAAGTTAACCGCAGCGCCAGTGGTGTTGGTCGTTGCGATAGTGACAGTG